GATATTTATCTAGTTCTACTATTTCTTGATTAGGTAGAGCTTCTGCTGCTTCTAATGCATCATCAAAGAAAAAACCTCTTGAACCTGCTGGTGTGGTTCCTGTCACTGTTTTTTTTATGGCTTCATCGTTCTTTGCAATTCTATCAAATAGTTCATTTTTTCTAGCTATAGAAGATAGTTTTGTCATACTATTATATATAGAAAATCTTGGATCTTCTATTTTACCAAACAATTCTTGTATTGCTTTTCTATCTTTACCTGTTGTTTCTGCTAATAAACGTGCTGGTTTAATTTGATCAGTTACAACATTTTTAAAAAACTTATCTATTTCTGGTCCTTCATCTGCAACAGTGTCTTTTATATATTTAAATGGTAAACCAGGAGGAGATTTTTGTTTTTGTGCAGACTTAATAACTGTATCTACCATGGTTTGTGCTTGAAAATCAGTAAGTTGTTTACCGTTTTTAGCTGCGTATGTTTTAAAAAATTGTTTTGTATTTTGAATTGCTTCTTCTGTTGGTGTATATCTCATAAATGGTAGCACAGAATTATCTTCAAATATTCTATATGTATTACCTAAATAATCTTTTACCCTGTTACCCATCAATGTTTGCAATGTTTTAATATCTTTTGGTGCATTTGACGATGCATTAATTAATTCTGAAAAAGTTTTTCTTGCACCATTTATAGATTTAAATATTTCATTAATTGCGTTACCTTTAGCACCATTATCTTTTAAAACTTTTGTAATTGTTGCAGCTGCATCATCTGAAATATTTTGACCAATATTACCAGAAAATAATACATCGTTTAATTGTTTATATATGTCTGCTTTTCTTTGTGGCCCTGATTTATCAAACAAGGATTTAAACATTGGAAACATAGTATCTACTTGTCTATCTATATTCTTAACTAACTCCATCGCTCTATTGGTGTCAGCCATAGTTGCACCTTGTTCAGCCATTTTACCTTCAAATATAGATTGTGGTTTTGCTCCTCTTGCTCTTAATGCTGAAAATACTTTATTAAAATATTTATCTAATGTAGAATTACTGAATTCTATATTTTTACCACGTGTAGCTGCAGCTTTAATTGCTTTACCTGTACCATATACAAAGGGTGTAATTAACAAAGACTCAGAGCCAAATTTAGTTCTGTTCATTAATTTTTTAAATGCATCTTCACTGCCACCTTCATCGGTAGTTTCTTCTAATTGAGTAGGACCAGCTTCAAACATGTCACCAAATGTACCTATATCCTCTACGTCTGCAACAAAGGCCTCACCTGCTGCACCGCCAACAACTCCTGCTGCAAATCTTTTTTTGCCAATGGTTTTATTAAAATCAGATGCTTTTTTTGCAGCTTTTTGCGCGTTAAGACTAGATGCATTCATGTAGTTGCCAGCTTTTTTTGCTTTAACAGCACCACTTGCTAATTTAAAACCTATGGTGCCGGGTACACCAACCTGTACTAATGTTTCTGCTATTTTACCTATAGCTCTATCGTCTGCTATTTCTTCAAAAACGTTAAATGCATCAAATGCTTTTTCTACTTCTGCGGCTGTATTTGTATCAAAACCTAAATCAATTAATTCTGCACCAAGAGACACTACACCTTCTGGTACTTTAATTATACCTGACGCTATACCAGCCATCATAGCTGTGATTGCACTTGTCTCTGAACTTTGTTCTTGTGGAGAAAGGTCAAAGTAGCCGAATGGATCTATTTCTTTAGCCATCTAACCTCCTAGTATAAACTTTTTAGATCTATTATATCGTAACTGTTTGATGTAAAATCGTCTTTGTTGCCACCTGGTTTTAGTATAAAAACTCTACCACTGTTAATATCTACAAAACCATCGCCGGGTCCAAAATTTTCATTATCTTCAATGTCTTCTCTATCTGCTTTAAAACCTAAATCTTTTTTACCAAAATCAGTTCCTGGTATTTTAAGAATACCCTCTTCTTTTAACACATCATATTCTGCTTCTGCTTCAGTTCCTCCTGAATTAGAATAATATGTTTTAAATCTAGTTAATATTTTTTGTTCTGGGGATCCTCTTTTAACATCTGATGTACTTAAACTATATTTTTTAAATGCTGCAGCTCTTCCTTCAAGCGTGTCAGGAAACTCTCCTGACTTAATTGAAAGATCTATCATTTTTTCTGTTGCAATTTTACTTTGACCTTTTTTAGAAATTTGTGATCCTAACGCTGTAGACACAGCTGCTTGTTTTCTTTTAGCTAAAGCTAATTCTCTTGCATCATCTGCTTTTGTAAATTGTGCATAAGGACCTTGTGCAGAGCCCACTATATTAGACAGTGCACCATCGCCTGCAAATTTACCTGATGCTAAGTTTAAACCAAATTGACCTAATGGTAATTTAGTTTGCGGTGTGTATTTTTCTAATATAGATTGAAATTCAGGAGCTAATGCATCTGTTCTTTTACCGATACCTGTTACAAAATCTCCTTCTTGTTTCTTGACTCTATCTACAAGTCCAGTCATAATACCATCATTAACTTGGCCGCCTCTTCTAAACATAGGTCTCTTTAAAGTTCTAGACACTAGAATATTCTCCCGTATATATCCGCTCCTGCCAAACCGATACCTAGAGCTTGCATCAAGGGACTTGATTGCGCTGCTGCTGGAGCATCAGATAATCTTATTGTTCCTGCACCTGGTGTAATACCTGCAATACCTTGACCAAATCTAGATAGTGCTTGTCTTGGTTCATCGATTGCCATCTGTGCTGCTTGTCTTTGTGCATCAAGTACAGCTTGGTTTTGTGCTTGTTGACCTGCACCTAGTGTGCCTAAACCAGATATCTGTGCTCTGCTAAAGTCTTGTGCTCTTGCACCTAGTCCACCTTGTAGGTTTGCAATACCCATTTGGTTTGCTAAATCTTGTTGTCTTCTTGCTGCTGCATTTTGAAAACCTGATTGTCTTAAGTTTGCTAATGTCTGTGCTCTGTTCTGGTCGCTTGCCGCTTGATACTCGGCTCTTTGTACACCTTCACGTCCACCACCAAAAGCACCTGGTACACCAAGTGTAGCTGCTGCTTGTTCGTTTGCTCTGATCTGTGCTTGTTTATCAAAATCTTGCATCGTTGTATCGATAACTTGTTGTTGATAAGGTGACATGTAAGATTGAATTGATCCTGTACCTGTACCTGCGCCAGTTCCAGTTAATGCTGTGCTTGCGTCTGCAGCTGTTCCTGCTTTTGTTAAGAAAGGTTGAAAAGAACCTAGTCCTGTTTGACCTAAGTTATAAGCTTGAGTTTGTAATGCATCTTGTGCTGCAACTTGCGGTGCAAGATCAGCCATACCTGCTTTTGTAATTCCAAACTGTGTAGCCTGTGCTTGTCTTTGTGCAAACTGTGCGTCTGTTTCACCAGGTTGTTTTACGTTTGCAGTTGTAACTGAAGGTAAACCAGATTGTGTTGCAAGGTCTGTTAAATATGTTCTCTGTGCTGCTTCTATAAATTCTGGTGGTAAGTTTCTTTGTTCAACATAACTACCTTCTTGAAAACCTATTCTGCCACCTGCTTGTGCCATTTGTCTATCAGGTAAAACGGGTCCTGTAGGTTTAGGTTGAAAAGGATTAATAGGTTTTGTAGGGTCTGACGGTAATGGTTGGCCACCAGAAAATTTCTGCATAAGTCTTTCAGCTTCTTCATTTAATATATCCATTTCTTCAGGTGTTAATAATCTTAATTCTTTACCAAACAATTCTAATGCTAATTCATTTCTTGAATCTGTAATGTCTGGCGCTGAAGCCATTTGTTTTTGTTCCATAACTTTTTTTCTATTCATATCGTCTTGATACTCTCTCATTAAATTTTCCATATTTCTATTTTTGTCAAGCATTTCTCGCTCTTTTATGTAATCTTCAAACGTAGGTTCAGCCATTAAGTAACCCTTCTCTCTAAATTTTTCATTGTATCATACATCTTTTGTGCTCCATTTTCAATGCTTCCATTGCCTGCTCCTCTTACAGCATCTGCTGTAAATACAAACTCATTTTTTGATAACATTGCTGGAACGTCATCTGCTTTTTCTTTTATACCAACTGGTACAAATCCACCTTTAGCTCTGTAATCTAATTCTGTAATACCACCTTGATTGACTCTAGGCTCACCCATAGGCATAGTGCCACCCATCAAACCAACCCTGCCGCCTGATGCAAATCTTTGATTATACACAACAATACCTAAATCATCAATTGCTTCTTGTTCACTTTTATATTGTTTGCCACTTATAGGATCAGTTAAATAATATTGTTCTTCTTGTGCTTGTTGCGCTGCTAAAACTCTATCTCTAATAGCGTCCATTTCAGCAATACTTTTCATTGAACCATCTGCCATATTAGGTAACATCATTGATTCAGGCATTCCTGTTAATGAATCTCTTGGTTCAGGTGGTTTTTGAGATGTTAAAGAATAGGGTTGTTGAGTGTTCATTATGTCTTGTATAATTCTATCCCTCATACCTTTTACAGCAGGTATGCCTCTCATAGGTCCTGGTGTAGAATCGTATTTTTTAGGGTTTATGCCGTATTTAGATAAATTACTAAAATCAAAACTTCTACTCATTTGATTTACAGCTCTTGCTGCATTGTTTCTTCTTATGTTTTCTTGTAAAGAATTTCTCATTCTAGGATCAACTAAATCTCCATTAGCTAAACCAACTCTACCACCTGTTGCCATACCCTGACCAACTATACTATCTATATATTTATCTTTTTCTTCATCACTCATGGCTGCATATTGTGGGTTACGTAATGGTGTATAGTAACTATCCATGTAACCTCTCATCTGTTGTTTAACACGTGTGTTTCTTCTAGCTAAATATTCACCCATAGTTTCACCAGGTTCTTGTGGTTCAAACTCTCCTGTAAAATAACTATACAATGCAGAAGCACCACCTGTAATACCACCTACTAATAATTTTTGTGCTACATCATCTGGTAAATTTTCTAATATTGGAACTTTTTCTTTTACAAAATCAACTCCTTTTTGAACTATTTTAAGTCCTTCTCTTGGTTTTGTTTCTATGTTTTTATTTAAAACATCTTTTGGATCAACTTTTGGTGCGTCTGCACCTTTAAACAATCTACCTAAACCTTTGTCTTTAAAACCTTCCATAGAATATTGTTGACGTCCAAAAACATTACCTAACTCTGAACCTGATGCTCCGCCTAATTTTCCTATGCCCTTACCAAAACCATAAGTTAAGGCACCTTGTTTAAGTGCATCACTAATACTACCTCGTTGATCAAATCTACCAAGACCTCTTGCTATTGCTGCATAACCTGGATAAAATGGTGCAACAAACGGTGCAGCTTTAACAGCAACATCTGCTAATTCATTAGGTATAAGTTTTCTAGTTCTATCAAAAACTTTATCTTTAGCTTTTTGGAAGTAACTACCAATACCAAATTTTTTTCTAGGTGCAGTATTCATAATACCACCTTGTGCACGTAGTTGTCTTCGCATTTGAGATCTTGTAATCATATATGTTAAATTTTGTTTATATTAAAAAGGCAGGTATTTCACCTGAATTTATACTAATACTTGTTTTTAACAAGTAAATCAAGACTATGTTGTAACTTCTCTAGGCTTAGATTCAAGCGCTGATAAAATTACATGTAGTCGATTAGCCGTAGCTGCAGTCACTTTTAATACTTCACTTTCCTGTAGTACTAAAGGCGCTGTAAGTAGTTCTGTTGTACCATTTGCTGATATTGACTTAGTCTTAAATACACTAAATACAGCATCTGATGTATCAGTAATAGTAACCGTTATAGTATCTGCATTACCAGAGTCTTCTGATACTAATATAGACTTTATAATAGCAGTAGTAGCTGATGGTACAGTATACAATGTTGTAGCTGATGTAGAAGTTAAGTCTACTTTTTTATTTACAAATGAATTAGCCAAAGAAATATGCCTCCGCTTCTGCTTCGTCTTTTAAATCTTGTTGATAGGTAGTATTTAATTTTTGCACTATACTATCTACATCTCTTACAAAAGACTGTTGAGTTTGTTGATCATATTCTCTATCGGGTTGTGTTAATGATTGTACAATTCTTGCCATTATCTTCTTCCATCTGGTTGGTAGTCTATTCTAAAAGTACCTACTTTCCAAAACTGACCTGTGCTTGTGTTATCTATTTTTAATGATATTGATCTAGCACGTGCTCGCGTGTCTATTTTTTGTGTGCCTGATGTTACTGTAAATGGACCTAAAGAAGAACTTGCCTGTGCATCATTTGGAAAATCTCTTAAATTTAATGTTATTCTTGCATCTCCTGTTTGTGCTAAAAAATCTGGTATAACTCTTCTTATCTTCATCATAAACTCACCATCACCATCAAGCCCTTGAGTACCTATATCAAAATCTCCAGATTCAATTGATGCAGTAATTGCAGTTGTTTGACCTTCTTTGACTTGATTTAATCCTGTTTCATGTTCGTAGTAAGTTGATGTACCATCACTATTACCATAAATATAATTAGTATCTGTTGTTGAAGTTGTGCCACTTGAATCATATTCTGTTGCATGCGGTTTACCAAATACGGCTGAGTCTTGCCATGCGGATCTAGCTAATGTACCACTAGTCCACACTGGTCGCTCGGGACTTGAGTCAAGATAATTGTATGCAACCATTCTATTTACAGTTCCTGAACTTGAGCTTGGATAGAACCACATAATTTCACCAAACAAATTATTTAATCCTGCATTGATGTGTTGTTTAGGAGTTGTATTAATATCGTCAAAAACAAAATCTTCAACTAAACATGGTAATGATTCTAGTTTACCAGTGTATCTAAAGAAACCATTTTCTGACATCCAATAAGCAGCACCATCAACTTCAACAGCTGCGTTTTGTCCTATTAATCCACAATTAGTACCAACTTGTTGGAATGAAAATGTAAATGGTGGACCAACAAAACGCATAATAAATAATGCAGTATCAGTCCAAATATAAATTGCATCACGACCTCTGATTGCTCCCATAATTTTTGATCCATCTGCAAGTCTTTGTGTACCTGCAGTATTGGTTGCACTAGGTGTATAAGTATTAATATCTTCTTGAGACGAGAATCTTACAAACATTTCATCTTGTGTAGATTTTGTTCCAATTGTTGTTTCTGTTCCAAAAAATATTAAGTGACGATCAGGTGTTGATACTAAACTAAATGCAGAAGCTGTTGGTGCACCAGTTATAATTGTTGCTCTTGTGCTGTTGGCATCTGTTGGGTTTGAATTCCATTCAAAAGTTTCACCGCCATTGATTGTTGCAATTAATTTATTACCTAAATTATCTAAAGACCATAAACCTGGTGCAGTTACAATATCTCCTGATGTTGCAGCATTCCATGAAAAAAAATTTGATGCATCAGTTACCGTTGCACCGGAAGAATGTGTTGCAGCGGTCGTACCAGAAGCACCTCTTGTTAAACCTGATAGTGTTCCACCACTATTTGATGTATATGTAATTAATTCTGTTCCTATAATAACCGTTCCTGAAGATGGAAATGAAGTTGAACTTGCCATTGTCAATGATGTTACACTTGCATTAATTCCTGATGATAGTGTTGATGTAAACTGACCTGCTTGTTGCCCGCCCCAAGATCCAAGGCCCCAACCTGTTGTTGCAACCTCAACTGCTGGTCCTACAGGATAGTAGTGTTGAACACGAATACCACCTGATGTAGATGCTCCTGATCCTGTTTCATTAGATCCAGTATCAATTGTAAGTGTCGTATCTGTTGGTATTGACGTTACCATAAATTTATTGTCGTCAAAATTACTAGAGTTAAAATTAGAATTAGTAATAGATGAAAAATTATCTAGCAATAGAATATCAAATTTATTTATATTATGTGCAGATGAAAAAGTTAATGTTACTGTTGAAGAACCATTAGTCGTAGAAAAAGCTGATGTTAAAGTTGTTGTAGATTTAATTGGGTGTATGTCATAAAATATACCACCAGAATAAACATATAAAATTCTATTTGTACCTAATGCTGCATATTTAATACCAGATGTATTTACAAAATGATGAATAGCAGTGTTTCGACCTGTAATATCAACAGATCCTAGTTGAGACCAACCGCCTATTTTTTCAGGTGAACCATATCTAAAACGAACATTGTCACCACTAACCCATTGGCTTTCACCACCGGTAGATGTAACTTGTTTATTAAATCCAGGTGCAAACTTTACCTTTTGTAACATATAAAAATCCTTAATAATAAGGCAGGAGATGGTGTGGTGGAATCTCCCGCCATATTATTATATACAATATTATTTAGGTATTTTAAAGCCTTTATACCAAGCAGGCAAGCCTAAAAATGGTCTCTTATCGTATAGATTTTCTTTTGCAGTTTTTGATGATGATTTATTGTAGTGTAAAAATACTTGTCCACAGTCCTTACCTGTAAATTCTTCTCGCCAATGTTCTAGTTCACAACCAGAATATATAAGCATGTCTCCAGGGTTAAGGTCAACTTTAATTCCAGCTTGACCTTGTTTACCTGTTGGGTCTAGATAGATTGACCATGGGTCACCACCTAGATTTAATGTTGTTGATATTTCACAAGAATATCTATCTTTGTGTCTTGCAAGAATGTCTCCTTTTTTATAAATTCTAGCATATGCATATGTGGGAGATAGTTTTAATGATGTATGTTTTTCCATAACAGGTTTAACTTGTTCTAACAAAGTTTCCATTGCTATATCACTATAATGTGAATAGGTATTTGGCACTTGTTTATCATTCCACACTCCAAAATATTCTGTAAAAGGTGATATATATTTTTGATCAAATAAAAATCTTGCAACTTTTCTTTTGTTTAAAAAATAATTATACACAAAATTAGCTATCTCTGGTGAGATTGCATTTTTTAAAACAGAATATTTATTTTTTTGGAACACCGATTTTTTTAATGACATTTTTACCTTTCAATTGCATTTTAGATTTTATAAAATTATCTACAAAGTTTGGTTTATTTCTTATAGAATTACTTTCTAACACAGTTTTAATAACAGCTTTTTTCATATCTTTATTTTGCATGACCTAACACACTATTAGGTATTGCCTGACAATTCCAATGTATAAATCTAAATGGCTCATATCCCATGTCTACAATATATTGATGTGGCATGTATGAAGGAAAAAACATAGTTCTTCCTGGTTTAACTTTATAATTAACTTGTGATGATGCATAAGTTATTTTTGTCTTATCTGCTTCTGGTAAAAGATTCATAACATTACCGGGTCTTGGATCTTCAAATAATGGCATTGATGTAGCCTCTGATGCTTTTAAAAAATAAAAACCAGATATATGCCCATTCCAATGTGTATGTAATGTATGATGTCCTCCACCTCTTTTAGCAAACTCTTGCACCCACATTTCTGTAATAAATACTGTATAGTTTGTTAAATCAAATCCCATCTCAACTAATAAATTATGTGCAGTGGCTCCCACATAATTCTGTAACTTTTTAAACTTAGGATCACCTATTAAAGATGTAGAATGAAACACATGGCCCATGTCTCCTTTGTTTCCAAACTTTTTATTTCGTTTATCTATTGTTTCTTTTAAATTTTTCTTTGATGCTTCTATGTAAGAATCAGATGCATTATTTAATTCATTTACAAATCCTGGTTCATCACCATACCATATAGGAGAACTAAATAAATTTTCTCTTAATAATTGTTTAGGAAACATTAATTCTTGTTTTGTTTTTTTACTTTTTTTCTTTTTCATATTTTTCCTTTATTGAAATGGATACCCTAAGTTCCATATTACTAAACTGTTTCTTTCTCCATTTTTAACAGGACATACTCTATGCCATACAAATGAAGGAAACACAACCAATGATCCTTTGGGTAGTATTTCTGTACATTTTCTAACGTTTCTTTTTTTATCTGGATCCATATTTCTAAAATCAAATTCTAGTTCTCCACCTTTATAATCTTTTGGATCTGATAATGTAACTGTTACAGAAAGTTTTCTAATCTTACCATGTGATGGATCATTTATATCTTGTTGAATATAAGGTTCATTCCAACTATCAGAATGCCAATCATAAAATTGGCCTTTTTTATATTTTGTAAATTGACAAGATTCAGACCAAGTCCATTCAAAATTCCAACCTGCATTTGCATTTGCTTGATGAATGTAAGGTTGTATCTCTCTATAAATCCATTTATCATTCATCCAAACAATATCTGAATTTCTTTTCTTTTTCATATCTTTTGTTTGTTTTGCATTTAATTTTTTACTACCGTATCCACCAGTCACTGCCATTTGATCTTGTAGTTGATGACCATAACGAACAATGTCATCACAAATACGTTCTGGTATAGCTGATTTAAAATACCAATAGTAATTTGTTAAATTCATGTTCTTTCTTCTACCACCATAAAAACAATATATCTATTATGCAGAAATTGTCAAAGGATATTAATTTATGCTTGGAATCTATATCTTAAAACTACCACTCCTGATCCAGCGTTACCACCACTAGTTCCAGCTCCACCAGAGCCACCACCTCCACCACCTCTATTATCAGTTCCTGCACTTCCACCAAATGATCCTGCTCTTCCACCATTTCCAGCAGTTCTATTGGAAGGAGATCCACCACCTACACCAACACAACCACAAGTTCCAGCTCCACCGCCACCACCTTGTGCAACATATAATACAGTGCCTGGTGCAACGATAGTAGGAGCAGATCCTGCTCCACCAGCTCCACCTTTAACCGTACAGCCTGTTCCGCCAGCTACTCCAGTTCCAGTGGCACCACCTCCACCACCACCAGCTCCGTTTCCACCACCAGCTCCTCCATTATTTCCTTGAGGAGGTGATACGGGAGGAGTATTACCAGCCCCTCCAGATCCATTTTGTGGAGGTCCGTTACCTCCACCACCAGAACCACCACTTGCTCCAGTTCTATTAGATGTGTTTGATCCACTAGTACCTCCACCTCCACCACCAGCTGCTGTAATACAAAGAGCAACAGAATTACTTCCCGTTCCTCCTCTTGCTTCACTTCCAGATCCACCGCCACTACCACCACCACCGACAGTTACAGAGTGACATCCTATTGTAGCCGTAACAGCACTAACTGGCCCAGTTAAAGGACTTGGACCTGCTGTGTAACATCCAGTAGATGTTCCTGCAGAGGCTCTAAACCCTCCAGCACCACCTCCACCACTAGACAGTGATGGACTACCTTGGTTTCCACCTCCGCCACCACCACCTGCAACAACTAAATAATCTATGTTGTTAAATGTAGGATTAAAAGATAATTGTGAAACTGCAAACGTACCACTTGAATTAAATGTATGAACTTTAAAATTTCCACAAGTGGTTATACATCCACCTGTTGCAACTATAAAATCTGTGCTGTTGGGCCATGTTCCTTGAGACTTGGCTTGAAATTGACTTCTTAAATTCCATACACCACTTGCTTTGTTTAATTCTTTTACTATAACTACACCAGAGCCACCTGCTCCACCGCCACCTCCAGATCCAGAGGTTCCTCCACCACCGCCTCCACCAGTGTTTGTAGTTCCTGCAGATCCTGTAGATGGTGGACCTCCGCCATTTCCTCCACCTCCTGGGCCACCAGTTCCACCAGTTCCACCAGAAGCTTGACATGCACCACCACCTCCACCACCTGCATAAACTCCACAGTTAGGTGTTCCAGGATAAATCGGACTTACATCGGTGCCATTTCCACCATTTGTTCCAGGTGCTCCACCACCTTGAGCTTTTGCTGTTCCTGCTGAACTTGCTCCACCACCACCTGTAGCTCCTTGACAGCTATATGAAGTAATATTGTATGCTCCTCCTGGATTTCCTTGTGGAGGACTTACAGGTGGAGTATTTCCAACTCCCCCAGCATCAGGGTCACATCTTGCTCCTGATCCTCCTCCAGAACCTCCATCAACTCCAGCTGTACCACCACCTCCTCCTCCTGCAGAAGTGTATGAAGTTGATAATGCTGCCACTGAATTAGAACCAGATGCTCCTGTTCTACTAGGGTTAGTTCCACCTGCTCCACCTCCACCACCATCATTACCACCGCCACCTCCACCGCCAGTGTTAGTGTAACCACTTCCTCCACCTTGTCCACTTGTTGTAGTTGTTCTTCCCGATTTATTTTTTGATGATTGATAACCTTTTGTTCCACCATACTGTGATTGAGCATCTGTTCTTCCTTTTTTAGATGATTTAGTTCTGCCACTAATAAAACCTGCAGATCTATATCCAGGTCTCTCACCCAGTAATCCTGCAACACCGCCGTCTGCAAAATCTTCTTCTGGTATGTCTCTTTCAAAGATATGATCTTCTGTATCTTTTAATATTTTTTTAGATTCTTCTGGTGTTAAATTTTTATAATATTGTTTTCTACCAATAACTAAATTTGCTTCTTTCATTGCATCTATTGGACTTAATTTTTTAATATTTTTAATAATACCATCTACATCTGTTTTTAATCTTTTGTTAGCATCTTGAAACATTTCTCGGTCTTGAACTTTTTTACTTTTCTTCATGCCACGTGGACCTTTAGTAATAGTTCCATCTTTTATCATGTCATCTACTTCTTGTTTAAAACTTCTCTTTTGTGGAAAATCAACTACCTCACCTCGTTTACCAAACAATGCTTCTGTAATACCTCTACCCTCAGGACTATCTGCAGATATTACTCTTGGTGGTTTTGGTTTGTTCATTTGAACAATCATTTTTAATTGTTCAGGAGATAGTGTATCTAAATCAACACCTTGTTGCATAGCATCATTAACATATTTTTGTAGTTGTTGTTCTACTTTAGCTGCTATATTTTTATTGATAGACATAATACCAGAAGAACCTGCTGTGTCTTTAACAGCTTCTTTCATGAGTAATTTTCTAAGCAGTGGTATTGACATTAATAATAAATCCTTTTTCTAGGCACTGATTCTTCTTCTACATAATCCTCGGGGTGAGAGATAAAGCCTCCCTGCCTGAATCGCATAACAGCCATAGTCATAGAATCGACTAAGTCGTCATGATCACCATGTGGAAATGCTGCGCATTCTTCTATAACCTCTTCAGCGAAATTCTGTTCTGGCGCCCAGATCATTCCAGACTCGAAAAGAGGTGCACATGTGTTAACTCTTACATGTTTATCATTTCCTTTCGACGGTGTAAAGGTAGAAACTGGTATATCCATCTGTCTAAGTTCGTACGTCAAAGGTAGTCCAGATGCTTTAGCTTCAACAATAACTGTTTCAGGTTGCCAATATTTATACTGCTCTAAAGCTTTACGACGTAGTTCTGGAAACTCAAATCGTTCTTTAATGCAATCTAATAGTATTAAATTAGCAGGTGAGTCTTCGTTTGGATAGAACACACCCCAAGTAGTAATCGCACTAAAGTCAGCAGTTTCTTTTTTCATAAACGCTGTATCATAAGATTGTATAACGTGATGCAGATCAGGTATCCAATCGTGTTTCCATTTACGCCACCATTCACGTTTTATAATTGCACCTTCTTCACTAGTTGGTTGTTGCATCCATTGTGCGTTCCATTTACCAACCGGTAGTGTTGCTTTAACTTTCTCTAATTCATCTAACTCCCAATATTCAGGCCACACAGGTTTTTGTTTATCAGGTCCGTGGTCCAAGATCGCTGGAAACTCGACCACGTGCCACTGGTCAGCTTTAGGTTCTTTTTGTTTTGATACCAACATACCTGTTAAATCTTTTGTAGACCAACGCGTCATTACACAAACAATTTTACCACCTGGTTGTAAACGTTGACGTGGACCAGATGTATACCATTCATAAGCAGACTCCATTGCAGTCGCTGACATTGCATCTTGCTCTGAGTGTGGGTCATCAATTATTAATAGATCAGCACCCCGTCCAGTAATTGCACCACCAACACCAGCTGCAAAGTATTCACCACCTTGCGCTGTCTCCCATCTACCTGCAGCCTGACTGTCTTCACGTAAAGTTGTGTCAAAAACTTTTCTGTAATCTTCACTGTCGATTAGTGTTTTAGCTTTACGACCAAAACGTACTGCAAGTTCTCCTGTGTGAGTTGCTTGGATTATTTTTAACTTAGGGTTACGGCCCACCATCCACGCTGGTAACAAGAAAGATGCAAACTCTGATTTTGTATGTCTAGGTGGCATGTTGACAATCAGTCGGTTTATCTTACCATTTGCAAGATCATTAAATTTTTTTGCAATATGTCTGTGGTGCGCGCCTTCAACAAACTCAGGCCAAACACATTTTACAAAACTTAAAAAGTCATCTTTTGCTTTATTTCTAATTTTTTTTTCAGCGTACATGACTTGTAGCTGTTTAAATTGTTTTCTTACGTCTGCAGGTAACCTACTTACGTCTACGTTATTTATTTCCATAAAAAATTTTTATAATTTTTTTGCACCTTTATAGATGTTCAAAACGAATTTAGCACCATTAAACCTCTAAATCAAGCAATACAACCTAGAGTAGTGGGACCCCTTTTTTATATAAGGGTATTGGGGGTCCTTGTCCCGTGCTACGTTGGGATTGGGTCTGGTACCTCTATGTATGTAGGTGGGTGAGTGTGTGTCCAACAGGACACACACATGTTGTGTATTAGTCTAGCAAGACCATGTAAGCTTCGGCGTTGTGTTCTCTAAACCAATCGATATCGGCTCGTACTTTGTCCCACAACTTAGAGTCGCCTGCTGATTTACCAGGCTCCTTGTCCTCTAGTGTAGCTGCTAACTCATTGATAAAGATTCTATCATGCTTGATAGACTCTT